CAAGAAATTATTAGAAGCTATTGGTGAGGAGGAATGAAAGCAGATAAAATGCTTATACTTACAAATATGTTAGAGAAAATAATTTCAGAAATGGATGATTTGAAAGGAATGTTAAAGGAAGCAACTCAAAACAACTTTGAGGAAAATTTCGAGGAGGGAGAATGAGTGGAGTTAATAGACTTATTAACTTTAATGGGAGTATTAATGGCAGCTTTTGCTTGTATGCTCGCACTTGTGATAGTGTTCCAATTTTTGCGTCGCGCATTAAGAGGAGTTCCACACATGGTAAAGAATTCAGTTCCCAAAGTAAAGAAAATAGAACCCAAACCAAAGGAGAGAAATAAGATGGCAAACGACAAAGATGTAGCAAGAGAAGGAACCACATTTAACGATGTGTTTATGTTTATGATTGCAGTACCTTTAGTTTTACTCTGGGTTGGTTTCGCTGGTTTCGTTATACATAGCGGACTCGGTGATGCAGCAGTTCTCGAGAACATCGAAGCATATACAACTTTAATAGCTATATTAGGTGGGCCAGCCCTTCTAATTATTAAAGATGCCTTAGATGTTTGGAAACAAGAACAATCAGAGAAAACAGCTTTTTACAAGCAAAAGGCACAAGCAGTTATTGACTATAACGATGCTACTCAAAAACAAGCTCATATGATTGAAGCTAAACAGCAAGACCATGAGCACAAACAAAAGAAATAGGTAAATAAATATGGCAAAAGTAGAATATGACTGGTGCGAAACATGCGGAAGACTTATTGGTGGAAAATATGATGACCCCAATATGTGCTGCATGAAAGAACTAGTTAAAGAAGCAGAAGTTGCACCAGAACCCCTTTTAGAAGAGGTAGAAGATGCAGATAATACTGAAGAAGAAGAAGCAGAAGAGGAACTCGTGGAAGAAGAAGAATCTTTGGACGACGAAGACTTAGAAGCTTATTTCGGAGAACTACCAGTAAAAGAACTTAAGAAACTTTGTAAAGAAGCTGACTTAAGTACAAAGGGTAAAAAAGTAGATTTAGTCGCAAGACTATTGGAATAAGACAGAAGCTTTATATAGTATAGATTACTATTAAATTATGGGACTCTTGTGTTCCGCACGAGACTCCACAGATAATATTGCGTCAATGATTGCAACATTAGAGTCCCAACAAAGAAACAGGTAAAAATGGCAAACGAAACAAACAATAATACAGCTGATAATAACACAGCACTTGAGAATAATAATACAAGTGACGATGGAAACATCACTGCAATATTAGATACTGTAGAAGAATCTGGAATACTAGATACTTTGATGGACGAACCATTACTTATGGCACTAGCTGCTATAGTATTATGTATGGGCGCTTATATCGCTTATACAGTACCAGCTGTTAAATTGTTAGTCTTTAAATATATAAAGAATAACGAAGCTGAGTTAATGGATATGCTAGATAAGAATCTAACTAAAGTCCAGTTAAAAGCCTTTGAGAAACTTGATGAAACTGCACAGAAACACGTTAAAGATTCATTAATCAAGAATGTATTAATTACAGCTTGGGATGAAAAAGACGATGAACTTGCAGCATTAGTCAAATCTAAAGTTAAGGCAGCTCTCGACGAAACCAAGTAATGGACGTTGAGGTATATGAGAAAAGACTTCGTGAGAGGGTAGGAGAGGCTGAATATGCTAGGCATAGGGAGCTTGTACGCCTTCTTGCGAGGAATCTCGCTCTTGAAGACGTGCTTTGGGAAGAAATTCTTATATCTATTCGGGATGTTAACGCTCGAACAGAGTTATTGCGGCAAAGAAACAGTATTGTACGGGATATTCATACTGAGTTCCGTGCTCTTAATATTGAAATACCTACTGTAGTGGAAAGAAATACTGAATCCTTTATGGGATTCTTAGGGGAATTAGAAGATGACGATACCAGTGAAGAACGAGGGAAAGAAGTTGAAGTCAGCTCTGACGGGGACAGCAATCCACGACAGTCGCAGACTTGAAGAGATTTTTGAAAGCGTAAGAGCAGAACCCAAAAAGATGACACAATTGGTGAGAGCCTTTTGTGAACATTATATGGTGGACCAGAAGCAAAGACCGTTGAAATTACGTCCTCTACAAGAGAACATAATTGCTAAAGCACTTTGCTACTCCGAGGATGACCCAGATAAACATGTTAAATTGGCAATTCTGGCTCCACGAGGCAGTGGAAAATCATACGCACTTTCGGTAGCTGTAGTTATCTATATGTTCTTTAAAAGGTTTAGAGACTTAATTTTTATTCTTGCTCCATCTGAGGACCAAGCAGCACTTATATTTAATTATGTATATAGGCATTTCGCTGATAATACATTCTTAGATTCTTTAGTATCTAATTATAGATTTCATAATAAACCTAGCATAACTATGAAAGGAGGTACAGTGCTACGTAGAGCCCCATTGGCTCCTTCTAATCAAGGACAGGCTATACGAGGCCAGCACCCTACATTCTTAGTTATAGACGAGAGTCCATTAATCGACGACAAACTATTCGTTGATAATGTAGAACCATGTATTGTGGCTAACAGGGCTCCATTTATCAATTTAGGAACCCCTAAAAGCAAAGAGAACCACATGTGGCGTTATCTTTATGATGATGCGTATGCGGGAAGCTTTGAAAGGCTACATTATAATTGGAAAGATGCTATAGTGCAAGGTAGAGCTTATGAACCAGCATATACTGAAGAAGATATGCTAACAAAGATGATGGAATGGGGTGAAGATTCCATTTACTGGAAGACTGAATATGAGTGTGAATTTGTAGAAAGTGTATCAAATGTCTTCAATCCGGAAAAACTCAAAGCGTGCTTCGAGGACTACGACCTCTATACCAGAGATAGAGCTCTCGAAAGCAGAGAAGAACTTTATAACATTAGTGTGGGTGTGGATATCGGTAAATCCGTTAATAGCACTGCTATTACTGTCTGGAGGACCGAAAAATCTGATGGAGGTAATATCGCAAGGCTTATATACGTTGAAGAAATTAGCCCTAAAACTGGTGGACATGACATTCCATATCAACGTGAACGTATCATTGACGTTGCCAAATCTTTTAATGCTAATAGGCTTATTGTGGACGCTACGGGTATTGGCGGGGCGATTGAGCAAGATTTAAGAATGGCTTGTATACCTGATAGTATACATTTTATTGGATTTGTCTTTACTGGAGGTCCAAAAGGTACAAAAACTCAAGTTTATAGAGATTATGTGTCTTATGTGCAACAAGGACAAGTAAAAGTGCCAAATCCTGACAATTTACCACCAAATGAGGCTAAATTAGTGAGAAAATGGCTCAGAGAACATATAGATTTAGAATATGTGATGGATATAGCTAATAAAACAGAGAAAATATCTGCTCCAGATACAAAACATGATGATTATTGTGATAGTTCAGTTATGGCTATACACGCAGCACTTTCTATGCTTCCAGCAGAGGGTTCATTCGCTTCTGTTAGTATAGAGAATAAGAAAACCTATAATAACAGGGCTTCTAGCGCATCTAGAGGAGGTATAGGTTTGATTAGGAGTAGAACACGTAATAATACCTTCAAAAAGCATAGTTTGAGAGGTATTTAGGGAAAACCTTTATATAGTAACACGCTATATATTATTGTGAATTGAATGGCTCTCCAAGATTATTGGCCTTTTAATAGGCGAACATTCGCTTCAGTTGGAAGCAACCCGTCATATAAAAAAGACGAACCTCGCAGTTATGGTGAGGGAGTAATTAAACGTCTTAGACTAACAAATAAATATGGTGGTATAGGCGGTGGCGATTTTGAAAAACATATAGGAGATGGTAAAACCTATATGAATGTATATTTAAGTGACCCATTAGTGAGAACTTTAATAGACCTTCCTTGTCTTTATGCAAGTAAAGATGGTTGGGATATAGTTACTGATGATGAAACTTTAAGAGAATCTATAACTCAAATGTTTGTAGATATAAATATAGACCAACTTATTTATGGATGGTTACGAAACGCTAGAATTTTTGGTACAAGCTATTTAGAATGGACTGGAGACAATTTAGTACTCCGTTCTTCACAAAACATGTTCATACAGAGGGATGAGAATGGTCAAATTAAATACTACTACCAAAGAATTGGGCAACCTGATGAAGATGTACGATTTGAGGAAGACGAAATGGTACACTTACTTAACAACACATTCGATGATTACGCTTATGGTCTTTCTGACATCCATCCAATTCTTTATTTGGTTGACCTCAAAGATTATGCAGAACGGGACGTTGGAACTGCTCTCAATAAATACGCTGTTAGTAGGTTTGATATTAGCGCTGGACTCCCCGATATGCCTTATGGGCCTGATAAAATTAACGAGATTGTGGACGCTTTTAATGCCTTGGAACCCGGCGAAGACATTATTCATGGTAATGATATTGAAGTCAAGGAGTTACAAGGGACCCAAAGAGCGTTTGAATATGGTAAATATATGGATGATATTACGAAAAAGATTCATATGGCACTTAAGGTACCCATAACAATGTGGGAGAAACCAGAACAAGCAAGACCTATTTTTGAACCATATGTTAGATATTTACAAGCATCCGTGGAAG